CCGTAGTCCCTCACTCCATCCTTGGTAGGGGAACTCCTTAGGATCAATAGTCTGGATCTCAGAAATCCTAATCATTAACTCTTTAGCTTGATCAATGGATTCACGTATTGCCGATGAAAGAGCAGCAATTGCTCGGTGAGCAAGCTGTACAAAGATTAGTCGAGCGAGACTTGACCAAGAGAAGTTCATAATCTCAATTTTCTTGTTTTGTTCATCAACTCCTTTAGTTGACTTTTGGAGACCGCGAATATATTTTGTCTGCTCTGTATTGATAGCTTTTTTCGCTGTTAGTTTCTTCGTATATGCAGCAACCTCTCTCATTATATCGTGTTCAGTAGTATATTTACTTGGAGGAGATGGAAGATACATATTAAGAGGGAAAGATCCAGTTGGACCGATACCATATGACATTCTCCCTCCTGCTCCTGCTCCTGCTCCTGCTCCTGCTCCTGCTCCTGCAGATTTAGCTTTCGATAAATTAGAAGCAGCCTTTGACGCAGCATTTGCTAATGCTGACCAAGCTGTCGCCAGACGATTAACATCTGCGACCATTGACGTTGAAAGACTATTAAATTCTCTCATTGAAGTATTAACAGAACGTAAATATAGATTATACCTAGAGAATCCCTCAGTAATTGTACTGAGGCTCTTCAGCATATCTGCTACATCTAGACCCATTTGGGATTTCAGTGAATCACCGTCAGGCATTCGAATCTCCTTATCGGCGATCAATACTAATTAGAAATGTGATCCTTCGAGAACCAAGTATGTGGAATCTTTCCGTCGGGAAAGATTTTCTTTTTAAATTCAGCCTCTACAGTCTTACGGAAAGCCTCATATCCTACTTCAACTGAATTCCAGGGGAATCCTTTATTCGAAGCCAGTGGATACATCTCATTAAGAAGATAATGGAAGACCTTCGTATCGAATATCCACACATAGTTCGGCATAGTATCAATAATTGTAGAGGTAGACTTCCGCTCTCCTTCACCAACCGATCGAACATAGTCCTTTGCCATCCTAATCCGGCCGGCCGGGATGCTAAGGAACAGCTTAACAGCCCGACCGGCAGGGATTAAGGATGCTTGAGCCATACCAGTATCATGTGGTATATTACGAAGCATTGCTACAATAGCACTACGTATGGCCTTAATCAACGTTTTCTTGCACCACTTATCAAGATCATCTATGGCCTTCGTCGTGATGAATCGTGGTGTGGCGATTCGCCAGGTGAGTTTCATATTGATTCCGTTGTCATCGTAAAAGAAGTTTCATCATACTAGCCATAGACTCCGATTCCTCGTAATCACGTACTCGACCATATGCAAGGATATAGGTCTGAGTAATGACATCATTCTCAACCCATTCACCCTTTACATCTGGTGGGCGAACACCTAAACGTTCACAAGCCCGCCAGATCGCATATAGTCCTGTACGATTCGAGGGCCAAATCACAGTCTTGCTTGAAGTCGCTGACCAGCTAAAAAAGCTCTCGTCGCCTGATCAATCTTCTCTTCGTCTAATCCATTAGCGAAACGGATTGCATCTGTAATCTTTTTCAGCTCTAGGCCAGAGAATACTGCTTCAAGCTCAGTTGCGATATTCTTCCAGGTTGTTGGATCATCAATTTTTACGGTCTCGAATTCAAGATCAGGTGTTCCAATAGTTAGAGATTTGATGAACATATAAAAGATTCGCTGCCCAGCCCAGTCATTTAGTTTCACCAAATATTCAGGATCTTCTGGATTAAGGAACTGTTCCCCACCGGGAGTTATCTTGCTTGGTGGCTTAGGTCTCGGACAAAGTTGATCGAATCCAACATAGTCCCGGACCGGAGCAGCAGTGATTACGATATCTTTCTCTCCGCGAGGGAGAACAACTGTTTGTGCTCCCATCGGAGATAATTCCAGACCGGCAATCTTCATTCTATATCCCTTCTCAGCTCTGCGTAGTACGTGTTGAGGTGGCCGTAGTAATGTTGCACTTACCAGTTAGTGAGCAAGTTCCCGCCTTCGGATCGTGGTTAATACCTTCCCAGCGGAAATCCGCGAGAAGAGTAGTCTCTTTATCTCCACAAGTGGATGGAACTGGAGCATGGATGATTTGAATATCAACAGCATATGGTCGACAAGTATCTGAATCAGATGAGACCCAGGTCGCAGCAGCACCAATTTGCTTCAAAGCATCTTCAATAGATGGAATATCACCGTCACCGGAAATATATTCCCATACGAAATCAAGGGATACATCGACAGGAACCTGATCACCTTCACGAACCTCATCCAACTTACCACGATCAAGAGTATATTGAATATTCCGTTTCTCATCATATCGACAGTTACCCTCACCTAACTTCACGTCAATGTGATTAGGAGTTGGAGTTTTCCCATCCTGAATCCTAATCGTGCAATTCTTCAGATCAATCTGCATTCGCTAGCTCCTATTAATCGTTAAACGACATCGTGTAGTGACATTCAACCATCGCTTGAATCAACTTGATTGATGATCGAAGTTGGCCAAATCGAGAAACAATGACATCTTCCCCTTTCCTATTGGAAAATAGTTTCATACATCCTAGAAGTGATCCATCATCTTCAACACCATTCCCATATTTATATATGGGGATTATTGTTGCCAAAGCAATAGTACACTCTCCAATGATTCGCTCTAAATTATGGAGATCTGTCTCGTTAATAACTGATTGGATAAGTAGATTGATCTCTACATATGCCTCCCACGATCCTTTACTTGGATTACTGTAGATTGGCCCATCTAATCGGATCTCAATATGATCAGATTCATCAAGTAAGGCACTCTTAATCTGACCTTCAATAACCGATGCAGTAGTAAGATGCTCAGAGATATATTTAGTCATAGATGCGAAAATCCAACGTGTCCAGTTCTCGTTCATTATATTGCTCCCATCGAATTAGCTGTAATAAGATATGCACCCTGACTATTAGGAAGCTCATCTATATCTTTAATCTCGAAAACTGTATCTCTAAACACAATACTACATTGGCGATCAAGTGTGAATAGTGTTGGAATCTTCTTCTTTGGAATAATGAAACCGCGAGTAGTATTATTGAAATATGCTCCATATGTAAAGTTATGGGCTGCGGCAATATATGCAAGACTATATTTGAAATCGATTAGTGCCTTACCTTCAAGAACAACTATTCGCTTCAATGTGGATGATGTATATGTTTTCGTCACTACACCAGTAGCCAGATCAGTAGTATCTACTATTGGTCGACGAATCGTAATAGTCTGCCCATATTGCCGCTCAAGAGCATAGAATCCTCGAGATAGTTGCTTGAAGATATTACTCATTGCGGAGACTTTCCAGTTCTTTCTCAAGAAGAGTGTTCTTCATTCTCAAATCAAGATTCTCTTTCACAAGTGTCTCGGAAAGACATGGTTTCGTTGAAAGAGTATCATAGAGATGAATAATCGTTTGCATGAAATCACGGAGACAGGTGATATTGATATTAACCAAATTAGTGTTAGTTTGGATAAGAGCAAGTAACTTCTCACGAGTGAAAGATTCTTGCATCTGTATATATGTGGAAAGACCTTTCTCGCGACAGAAATCACGCCAAACGAAGAAAATTACCAGTCCGACAGGTAGACCTATCTGGACAACTGCATTATAAATAATTTTCAATACATCTTCCATAGTTAATCCTCCTGAGCGGGTGGGCATTGTGCCCACCCGCTAGTTACTGTGGATTAGCTATAGAGGATAGCACCAAGATTCGTATCAAGAACCTTCACACCACAGAGGACGTCAACAGTCACAAGAAGCCCCTGCTTACGAGCCTCACGAGCAAGCTCAACCCGGACAGCCACGCCATTAGCGGAAGCAGTAGCAACACGGGCACCAGCAGCAGAGATCAATGGCCGCGATACGAGAGCAATCGCATTCCGATGGAAAGCGAAACCGTACTGACCAGCAGGACCAACAGCACATACCTGAGTATGTGTCAAATCAGCACGGAGTGAGCGATCCACTTCAAGGGCAATAGTGGTTGGAGTAGCGAGAGCTCCATAATGCCCGACTGCCGATGCTGTGGCATCAAAACTAATAAGCTGACCGGTCTTAGGAGCAACCGAGAAGCCATTAACTACAAGCGGGGTCTTACCGCAATAACCGGAATCATACCCAGCAAGATAGTTAACCGCACCAGGACAATAGACAGTCACAACAGCATCAGCGAGAACAGCAGTCTTAAGAGCTGGCCAAACTACGAGACCAGTCGTATCGCCACTAGTCTCAGTATGGCTAATGATCTTATGTGGCGTCATCTCGGTCGCGATAGTAAGCCAAGAACCAGCGGTGAGAGCACCAGTGAAGCTCTTGACAGTTAAAGATGTCGCACCAACAGCAGCACCAGCACCCATAGCGCCATTAGCGGTCGTATTACCAGCTGCAATACTTGGAGCATTCTGGCACATATAGATGTCGAATCCCATACGCCGACCGATGCTCGCATCACGAATAGCTGTACCAGCATCACCAGTCTTCTCAGCAGTAACGAAGTTCTCTACGTTGAGAACATCGGACTCTTGACTCGGGGTAAGAATAATATTACGACCAGTAAGAGGAGCCTTATTGATATTCATCACCTCACGGAGGTCAACGATACTCGCCTGAGTGAGAGCAGTACCAAACTTACCGGCACTATTCGGGATAAACTGATACATCTGCATCAGAAGGATTTCATCAATCCGCTGTGCGATACTCTGGATAGCCGGAACAAGATACTCAGCAGCGAGATTCTTGAAAGCCTTCGTGCTCTCACCATCCTTGATCGAGAATGAAGTATGAAGATGCTGATCAAGAGGCACCTGGACACTGGTAGCAGTCGCATTCTGGACCTCTACCTCATCATCATCCGTCTTACGCTTCGCGGTGAATGCCGCTGGACGCCGAGTATTCACGACATCGCCGAACTGAGCAAGCTCCATGCTGAAATCACGGTGGACAAGATTGGCCACAACCATATTAGCTTCGAGAGTCATGAGGGACTCAGCAGCCCATACTTCCGGGATGTAATCATCGAGATCATTCGCGCCGGCGAGACGATAAGTCTTAACAATTACCTTCATTCCACTCATCGTGTTTCCTTCCAATTAGTTAGGGAAGAGATTCGGATGATTCTTCCGATACTCTTTGTACTTCTCCAAATCTTTTGCTAATACAGCAAGATCAACCTTTTCATCACGCTTATGGGCGTTATCACCGCCGAATCCACCTGTGCCCCTCCCTTTGAAGAGATGGGCAAACTCGTCCATATCGGACATTTGTTTCACAGCATCCTTCACTGGAAGATCTAACTTAACGGGATTCCCATCCTTACCCTTCGTATTGAAGAGAATCATTGGGACGAGATTACCTGTAGGCTTCCCATCAGCATCAATCTCCTGTTCGAGACGAGTCTGCGGGCCAAGAATAGCGATAACTGTACTTGGATTGATAGCCTGATGTTCAGGCACAGTACAAGCTTGAATAATAGATGTCTTGATTGTGGCATCTGTGAAACGATTCTTCCAGACATCACGTTCCTTAGAAAGATCCTCAAGTTCACTTAGATGCTTCTTACGAGCAACCTCAGCATTGATTGCATCCTGCTCTTCCTTCGTTCGAACCTTCGCAACAAGCGACTGGATAGATGCATCTAGTTCCTCTCGCTCTTTCGTTGTCATCCTTAACTTAGTTTTAAGAGCTTCAACCTCACCAAGAACTTCCTTGCTCGCTTTAGTTGCATCTTCTTTAGTCTTCTTCAGAAGATTATCAACATAAGCCTGTTGCTCCGGCGTAAGTGTCACTGGAGGAGGATCACCACCCTTATCAACAGCCTCTTCACAAGCAATCAGACGACTATGGACAAGAACACTAATCTGATTAGTTGGCATTACAACACCTTCCTTAAGATTGCCGTCGAATAACGAACCCCTTACGATCACGAATAAATGATTTGAGATATGTCCAAGCAATAAAAGAGGGGATACCATTACGGATATACTCATTCTGAGATCCATTAAACGACGCGGAAACATTCCCATATTTCGTTGCAGTGAGATCGAGGTTACGGGCCTCAAGCTCAGGATCAACACCATCAAGTAGTGCGAAAGCTATTTCATAGCAAGCGATCTTTATCTCAGCGGGTACGAGGACATCATCAGCGCGTGGGAACTGTAATGTTTGATCATCATCGGTCTTCTCACCCTCGAAGTTAAGGCGGTCAATGATTCGTGTAGCAGAGATGAGGGCTTTCTTCTTCTGTGTTGTCGTCGCATCATCCCACGCATCGGCATCATATCGTGTCAGGAAATAAGACTCCGCATCTGCTAGGTTCCCATAACAATTCTCTCCTTCCTCCAATGTGATTAGGTCATCACCAAGATCCTCAGTCGGTAATGTCCCTGTCCAAGTGGCCTCGAAACTATGAATCAGATTATCGGTATCTGCATCAGGCAGAGCACCATCTTGCAAATAGTATGCGACACGGATTCTAGTGCCAATCTCGATACCTGCTGGCATATTTGCTGCGAAGATATTTGATACGATATTCGGCATCGGGACATCATAGTTGCCTACATTCGCTTTCACATATGTTACCCAAGTTGCAGTCGAGATATTCCTTACTTTCATCTCATCGAGATTGAAGACGATTGCATATAATGTAGCAGATGGATCGTTATATTGTCTATTAAGTTCATATGCCATTTACCTACCTCCACCTCCGATTTTCTTAATGAGATCGATATCCGATAAGATTAATTCCTGATTCTCAATTGTCGCAGATCCTCCACCAGCACCACCTGGAGCTAACTCCAAAGCATTCGCTGTCCAACGGTAAACTGCATCATCGAGTTCTAAGCCAGTAACCATTTTATCCGTGACATCTTTCACTGATGCTAGATATGATCCTGCTGCTTCAATAGCGATTTTTACATCAGCAGCAGTATGTGTCGCTAATGTACCAGTGACATCTAACTTAGCTAATCTTGCCTCAGATGCTCGTGTAAGGAGTGTCGTCTGATTCGCTGCTGTAGCGTATGAAGCAGCAAGAAGTGTACGAGCTTCCACAGCAGCAATACTTGGCTTATCCGCAAGCTGAGTATCCAAATTTGCTAGGTTCAATCCCAAAGCATCCCGGACACCGGCCGCATCCATCGCTATACCCGTGCCACGACTACTGATTGACACATCAATGAATCCAGCTTTTGCATCAGTCCACAAAGTATTGCTGAGGGCTGTTGCGGCAGGGGCTCGAGCATCAAGAATAAGATCAAGTCGCCCACCATCAATCCAATCTGTGAGGACACCAAGCCTCGCATCAGTAATCTTTGTCGTCGTTGGCAGGCCACCCGCAGCATCGGGGGCAAAGGCAGGCAAAGCCAAAAGTACTCGCGTGAACGCTGTAGCACCATCTGCCGTCTGCGGCGTGTTACCCGTGTAAGTCGTCACGGTGTCCGTGAGCGTCACACGGGCGAGTGTGCCTGTGGGCGCCAGGCGGCTGCTGATGGCGGCATCGAGATAGGCCGCGCGCTCGGCGGTCAGCCTGGCGATGAGGGTGTCAATATCTGCGGGGAGGTTGGGCGCGGCGAGTTCCTGCAAGCGCTCATCGCCCAGGGCGGTGAGACCCGTGCCGTTGACGCCCAGGCGGGCGAAGGCATCGCCCGACTGCGGCGAATGGTTGCCCGCCAGAAGCGTGCCGACGATGCGGCTGAGGAGGGTGTCAATATCTGCGGGGAGGTTGGGCGCGGCGAGTTCCTGCAAGCGCGCATCACCCAGGGCGGTGAGACCCGCCCCCGCGGCACCCAGGCGGGCGAAGGCATCGCCCGACTGCGGCGTGTGCCCGGTTAGCGTCGTCACAGTGTCCAGCGTCCCGTGTATGCTGGCGTCGAGGTCGTAGCGGTTATCCCCGACGCCCACCAGGGTCATCCCATTGCCAAGAGTCTGTCCGGCCGCATAGATTCCTGCGCCGCTCGTCAATCCCCCAAGCGCGTACACTCCACAGCCGGTCGCTCCGCCCGCCGCCGAGAGGCCGTGGCCCGTGGCCCCGCCTGTCGAGCTGAGGCCGTGGCCCGCGCCATTGCCGCTCAGCACAACGCCCGAGGCATCCCCGCCCGTCGAGATGATGCTCGCGCCGGGGCCGTTGGCGCATGTTACCTGAAGGCCATAGGTTTTGCCTTGAACGAAGATGCCCGGCCCCCCATCCGTGTCTACATAGATGCCAGCGGTCGAGCCGTCCACGTACACGCCATTGGCCGTTGTGCTTACGATGTTCAGGCCGGCACCGCCCGTGGCCCCGAGCGACAGAGCATCCCCGCCCGTCGCCGTCAACGTCATCGCGGTTAAGCCGTCAACGGCGATGCCCTGGAAGACCCCCTGGATGGCGACGCCGACGCTGCCCGCTGCGGATGACGCGATGTCCAGGCCGTAGGTCGTGCCGTCGATCCCGATCCCCGGCCCGGCCGAACCAGTGACGGTCATTCCGTGTGTCGTGCCGCTGATGGCAAGTCCGGTTCCCGCCGCGTTGGTGATGGTAGTGGCGCCGAGGGTCACGCCGCCGCTAAGATTGAGGGTGGCTGCCGCGCCCCCGTGCGCGCCGTTGGCAAGGGTGACGGCGGGCAGGGCCGTGAATTGGTCGCCTGTGCCGCCGGCTTCCGTGGCGTTGGCGCCGAGCGCCCCCAGGTTGGTGCCGAGGTAGGCGTAGGCGTCGCCCGACTGTGCGGTGTGGTTGCCCGCGAGAAGCGTGCCCACGATCCGGGTGAGGAGCGTTGTGGTGCCCGCCGTGTCCGCGCCGGCGTAGGTCGAGCGTGTGGAGATCGCCGCATCAAGGCGCGCGAG